GTGACAGTTACTTACTGTCTAATATGTCATTAGCTAAGTTCTGTGAAAATTACAACTCAGCAGAGTATCAGAAAGACAAGGAGCTAATAGATTATGAAATTATCCGCTATCCGTGGTCTGAGTTATCAGACGAAATTTTGTACTACTCGGGGATGGATGTAATCACATTGTACCATGCTGTTATGTCAATAATGGAAAAAGAAGGTGATAATCTTAGAACAATTCCAATGACAAATACAGGATATGTTAGGCGTTCATACAAAAAAGCATGCTTAGGAAGTACATACAATGGTGGTTCGTATCGTGCTAAGTCAGATGCTAAATTTAAGCAGAAAAAAACATATAGACAAAAATATATGGATAAAGAAAAGATAACCCTAGAACAATACAATTTATTAGTAAAAGCGTTTCGTGGTGGCAATACACATGCTAACCGCTATAAAGTGGGTAGAATAATATCTAATGTAACATCATATGATTTTGCTTCGTCATATCCCGCTGTAATGATATGTTCAGACCAGTTTCCGTCTGGGCGATTGATGGAATGCACCAATTCTGTTCAGACACCAGATGGAATTGATTACTATATCAAAAATTACTGGTGTATTTTTGAAGCTGTTTTTGAGGATGTTCAGTTAAGAGATAATATTAAAACACCCGTTCCATACATTCCAAAGTCAAAAATGATATGCCCAGCATCTGCATACAATACAGGTATTTTTGATAATGGCCGCCTGATATCACAAAAGGAATCGTTTGAATTTAGTTTTTTGGGTTGTGAATATACCATTATTAAGAATCAATATGTAGGTAAAATGAAAATAACAAAGGCATACTACACAACAAAAGGATATTTGCCCGATGAAATACGAAAAGAGTGTGCGAGTTGGTATACAAAGAAAACAGAGCTAAAGGGTATTGAGGGTTCTGAGTATGAATACATGAAGTCAAAAAACCGTGTAAATGCATCGTTCGGCATGATGGTTGAGAAAATCGTAAAAGATATATCGGATTTTTCGGGGAATTTAAATGAATTAACATTACGAACTCCCACCGAAGAGGAAGCAAAGAATCAAATTGAATCGTATTATAATGTAAGAAGTGGAAAGTTTTTAAATTATCAGTGGGGGGTAACGGTTACTGCTTTAGCCAGAGTCCGTTTACAGGAGTTGATCGACCTAACATACAAAGATTTTATTTATGCCGATACTGATTCTGTTAAAATCGAGAACGGAGAAAAGTATAAAGAATTATTAGAAAATTACAACAAACAATGGATTGAATACGCTGAAAATTGTAATGTATCGTTCAAAGCATACACGAAAAAAGGAGATTTACAAATTTTAGGTATCGCGGATTTTGATGGATTTTATAAACGATTTATAACTCTCGGCGCAAAGAAATACGCGTACGATGACAAAAACGATCAATTACACATTACAATAGCAGGAGTACCCAAAAAACTAGGAGCAAAGCTTTTAGGTAAACTCGAAAATTTTAAAGTAGGCATGCATTTTATGGTAGGAGCCGATGGAACGTTGGAAGATCGGCAAGCATGGAAAAAACGCTTACTGTATAATGATACTGACAATTTCGATCTCACTATTGATGGAAACATTCTACACATCGGAACATACATTGCAATGGAAAGAACCTCCTACGAATTATCAATTACTGATGAGTATGAAGAACTTATTTCTTCTTTGAAAAATTATGAAATATATGAAGAAGATGATATATGGGGTTGACAAACATATAAAAACGTGCTAAGATATATATGTACCGGATAGAGGGGTTCGGATAATAAAATACAGATTGTCACGGGTGAAACCGCTGGATTTTATTTACGAATGATAAACGGTGTCAGAACTTCTCTATTGCGGGTACTACAAAAAATAAATAAAAGGAGAATGAAAACATGAGTGCAAAAGTAATTAAAACAAGTGAAGGTTTAACCGCAAGAAAAGTTCTGTCTTATACCTCAAGAAATGATGCCATTCCCATGAAAGAGTTGGCTAAGGGAACGATCATTCCTTTTAAAGGTTGTATTGAACAGGAAATTGTAAATGAATCTACTGGAGAGGTGTTCAATTCTCTTCTCATCATTTCTGAGCCTGATGAATCAGGTTGCGACACATTATACGCGACCAGATCGGAAAGCGTAATGCGTTCTTTATCAGATATTATTGATACGCTCACAGATATGGGAGACACTGACCCATTCTCAGTTAAAGTTGATAAATTAAAATCTAAAAATGGGCGGGAGTTTATCACTCTTAGTCTTGCTGATTAAAGGGGAAATAGAATATGGCAAAATATATTACAAGAACGATTGATACATACAGCACAAAAGTTACATTTGTAATGAATGGACAGCTCGATACCTATAAATTAGATGGAGAGGTCGGAAAAAAGGAAGCAAAGAAACTCCTTATTCCTATCTTAGGAAATAAAGATATTCTTATTGTTTCCTGCACAAAGGAAGTGGTTTCTAGCTCAGTGTACAAGATGCTTGAGAAAGATTTTATTGCTATGGCAACAAAAGAAAGCACCCGCTATCCGATCCAGTAATAAGCCCCTTCTGGTTAGGGGAACCCCATTCTTTCCTCTTTCCTTATAGCCGCCGGATTAAAACTCCGGCGGTGATTTTTATTGACAATTTCATAGGATTGTGATATGATAAATAAGGAAAGGGGTGATTCCATTGAAATACTAAGAACAAGCTTTTTTAGGATAATAGAAATAACGACAAATAAAGGATAATATCCGAAGTAAAGATTATTTGTTAGTAGTCTATAATCATTGAAAAGTTTGTATATAAGTAACTGTAGATTCATTTTGTATCTACCCATGGTGCGCTAACTAAGAACAGTCATATTCCAAACAAACACAGTATCATACTTTGATGAATTAAATTACCCCGTCTTCTCTCGGCGGGGTAATTTTTATTTAATAAATTCGAGAAAAGCTTCTCGCGCCTTATAGCTTGAAAATCGAACCATATTATTATGATATATTTTTTTCATTCGTTTTTTAAAACGATTATTTCCGTCAAAAATACAATCATCCGATAAGTCCTCTTTTCTTGCGGCAAGTGCAAAGTTATATGTCAAGTCAGCAGTTTCATTAACATAGTAAAACGCCAGACCATACAAGTAACGAATTGAGAAATATTTATCATAATACTTAATAGTAAATAAGTAATCACCTTTTAAATTAGGAGTTTTTAAAATCATAGTGTTATCGTCTTTTAAATATTCTTTTTTTGTTAATAGTTTACTGTAATCAGATTCTGAAAAAGATTGATTAAATGTGCTATTTGAATGAGCATCTGCGGCACTTTTATTAAACCCTTGTTCAAGAACAAAGCCATTTCCTCTATAAAAATTGGTTTCAATATTTATATCGCGGTTTATTCCAAAGTGTTCATAATAAGGGTTATTTACATCAATTAAGTTTCCGGTTAATATAAGAGGTAAATATCTACTCTGCGAGCCACCGCCCCTTGCCAGTGATGTATGAATAGAAAAAACTCGCTTCACCTCGTCTTTGACATAATCGCCGCTTTCTGGCTGAAATTCATCGAGCCATATTCTCGTAACATGATTAAAAACGTTTGAAAAATTTCGTATATCATCGCTGGAATTAAGTGAAGTGCTATATCCGCATAAGAACCATTCGTTTTCCTTTCCCCGAAGTCTAATGTAGATATTATTGAATACTCCTTTTATTCCTACCTCTTCTTTCATTTCTAAATCAGGATAGTAATTTGATAATGCGCTGGGAAAATACGCCATAAAAGAAACTGCTTTTTCAAGCTGATATTTTTTCCTCATTAAGATGCAAAACAATTCATTTTTTGTTAAAAATTTATTTAAAATGTATCCCCCAAACCATGTTGTTTTTCCTGCGCTACGGTTCGACGTCGAAATATACGTTTCTGGCTTATTTCCATTTTTATCCATTTTTGATAATAGCAAATTTCCGCTGTAGTGAATTTTATCATCTGATATAAAGTGATTATATTTCTGCAAATTCATAGTGCGCACCTCTTTACATTTATTTTTATCTATGTTATATTTATATTGTAACATATATTCAATTAAATGTAAAGGTGGTGAATACATGCATAGTATCGGCGTGGCATTACTCTTTAATTTAACAGATTTAGTAACCGGTTTAATTTCAGCAGTTAAGGCAAAAGATTTGCAGTCAACTAAACTGCGTGACGGAATTTTTAAAAAGATTGGTTTTTTAATCTGTTATTTTTTGGCACTAATGATTGATACATACGGAAGTGAAGTAGGTTTTGTCTTAAGTATTAAATTACTTCCGATTGTAATTTCTTTTGTTTGTCTTACAGAAGTAGTCTCAATCATTGAAAATCTTGCTAAAATTACTAATATTTTACCTGAAAAACTTTTATCAATTTTTCATATTTCAAAGGAGGACAGCAAATGTCAGAGGTAAGTTTTATTAGAATCCCTGAAACAATTGCTATTGCAATCGAAGTTATTAACGGAACATACGGAAACGGGGAAGATAGAAAAAAGTCATTAAAAAGAGCTGGCTATGACTATACGAAGATTCAGCATTGCGTAAATGACTTGATGCCCATTTTTAATAAATATAAGGAGTGATAAAATGCCCGACGAAAGAAAAATTAGCCCCTATGTGGTCTCTGCCATGTGTGGTTGCTGGGCGTGGGAATCTGGAATGAATCCGGGTATCTGGGAATCACTCATTCCTACAACGTGGGATCACGAATACCAGTATGACGGTATAGGTGGTTTTGGCTTAGGACAGTGGACTAACGTCGGAACCCCGCATGGCCGTTGTTATAATCTGCATAGCTGGGTCACTAGTCAGGGATATTCTGACGGAGATTTATATGGGCAGTTAAATTTTGTACTGCACGAAAATTACTGGACAGCGGCAAATTCAGTGATGGGATATAACAATTTATCTGAATTTTTGTCATCAACAAGCACGAATTTACCATTACTGGTAGAAGAATTTCTGGCATGCTGGGAAGGTGTTCCCGGAAATAAATTGACTGAGCGTATTGCATATGCACAAAATTATTATCAGTTTATTTACGATAATAAATCTGCGAGTCCGTCTTCGTGGAAGCAGACTTCCGGCAATTTCTATCAAGACCCCACCGGAAGTGCCGCACATGCAAACGTAATGTTAGTATACTGGTGGGCCGGAGGAGTGGAACCCGAGCCGCCCGGGCCAGCGCCTAGTAAAAAAGGCATGCCGCTATGGTTTTTTATGAGAAGGATTATTTAAGAAAGGAGTTAATAAAAAATGGCAGTATCAACAAAAAAAGATTTAGTCGCAAGACTTACCGCAAGCTTTGGAGAAAATTTAAGTGACGATAATATTTCATTGTTGGAGGATTTATCAGATACTATTGATTCATTTTCAGACACGGAAGATTGGAAAACAAAATACGAAGAAAATGACGCTTCGTGGCGCAAACGTTACAAGGAACGGTTTGAGGGAAAAGAAGATGATAGCCCTGAGAGCGAACCCGAAATTGAGCATTATGAATCACCGACAAAATTTGAGGATTTATTTACTGTAGAAAGTGAGGTCAAATAACTATGGCTAAGAGAATTGCACAGAGTACTCTTAATGCGAGCACGATTGATATTTTAAATGTTATCCGCCAGAACGCAAGTTATGATTACCAGCAGAGCGTTCCCGTGGTAGAAAAAGCAACTCAGATTCCGTCTGTAGGAGAAATTATCTGCGGCACTCCGGCATTAGCTAATCAGTTTTTAAATGCATTAGTAAATCGTATTGCATTAGTGAGGGCACAGAGCGTAACATTTAATAACCCGTATTCCAGACTGAAAAAAGGTTATCTTGAGTTCGGGGAAACGGTAGAAGATATTTTTGTGAGCATTGCAAAAGTGGTTGATTATGACCCCGACAAAGGAGAAGGTAGAGAGTTTAAGCGTTCTCTTCCTGATGTGCGTAGTCAGTTTCACATCATGAACTGGCGTGTTATGTATCCGGTGACCATTCAGGACGAAGATTTGAGAAGAGCTTTTTTGAGCGAACAGGGAGTAACTGACTTAATCACTAAAATTGTAGAATCTGTATATACTGCCGCTGAGTATGACGAGTTTTTGCTGTTTAAATATCTGATTATTAAAGCAGTAACAAAAGGGCAGATGTACCCTGTAGCGGTTGATGATTCTAATATGTCAAATTACGCAACCGCTTTCCGTTCAAAATCGAATGCAATCACGTTTCCGAAAACGACCTACAATGCGGCATCTGTTAGAAACAATACTCCTCGCGAGAGACAGGTTATTTTCATGGACTCTGATTTCAATGCAAAATATGACGTTGAGGTATTAGCGGCGGCTTTCAACATGGACAAGGCTACATTCATGGGAAGCCTTTTCCTGATTGATGATTTTACAACGTTTGACAATGAACGCTTTGAAGTTATCCGTGATTACTCCGACGACATTGAGGAAGTAACAAATGCGGAGCTTGCGCTTATGGCAGATGTAAAAGCAGTTTTGCTTGATGAAAATTGGTTTCAGTGCTATGATAATATGAACAAATTTACTGAAAAATATGTAGCGTCCGGCCTGTATTGGAATTACTTCTACCATACATGGAAAACGATTAGTTCTTCTCAGTTTGCTAACGCCATTGTGTTTGTTGCAAATACCGCTACAACTAGTCTTCCCGCCACTATCACCTTTGAGGTGGTCGATAAGTCAATTTCCGAAACTGCTACAGTTCTTTGTCTGGAACCTCAGGTGGATGCAGCCACATTAGAGCCGCATAATGTTCAGTTAGTTCAGACGGAAGCCGCGACAACTGCGGGAATTGGCGTTCAGAAATATGGTGCATTGTTAATCCCGGCAACTGCAGCCGATACAAAATTAACGCTTGAAGCAACTGTAAACGGCACAAAATATACAGCAGAAACTATGATTGATGGCTCTGCTAATGTTGGTGCTACTGTTGCTTTTTCAAAATAAAAATATGGGGGATTTATAATCCCCCATAGAAAGGATTTTATTGTAAATAGTCCGACTCGTGTTTCATTCGCGCATGAAAAGCCTACTTCACAGGATTTCACGCTCAATTATACAATCGAACTTTTTAAGAGGGTGATTTAATGTATATAAGTCCAAACGGTACAATAGAAATATTTTCAGATATAGGTTTATCTGGTAATTATGATAATGCATTATATTTTAGCTCAACAGTAGCTAAAGATTCATATTTTTCAAATATTGGAAAAATAGCAACGATAACAAATATATCTTATGTGTCACAGCAAAAAGGAATCATTAAAATTGGAACTCCCATCGCTAATATTTTTTCAGCGGGATATTTACGATACAAAAATACATCGTATGAAAATAAATGGTTTTATGCATTTATCACTAGCATTGAATACCGATCAAACGGTATGACGGAAATCCATTTTGAAATTGACTATCTCACTACATGGATGGGGGCTTTTCAATTAAAACAGTGCTTTGTTGAGCGACAGCATGTGACGGATGATTCAATCGGAGTTAATATTCTTGATGAGGGAATAAACTTTGGCGAACATGTTATCGAAGCTATTCATGATTACACTCTTACCGGAACAACGTCATTTAATCCTATCGTTATAGTGACAGCGGCAGAATCGGGCGGTTCTGGCGGAGGTATCGCTGGTGGAGTTTATAGCGGATGCGCTATTTCTGTTTTTGTAACGGCAGAATCCGCAAATAATTATATCAATGATCTAATTGATAAAAATAAAGCAGACAATATTGTTAAAATATATTCACTTCCGGCTAAATACGTTGTTCCTGGCGGAACTCCGATTGAGGACAGATACAACGAAACACATACAAATAATAAACCCTATAACACTCTTGATGGTTACGTTCCCAAAAATAATAAATTATTCTGTTATCCGTACAAATACGCCGAAGTAAGCAATGGAGAGGGCGACAAAAAAGATTATAAGTATGAGTGCTTCAATACTGTACCCGGAAACGCAAGTAGCGGAACATATAGTTTCACAGAGCAGGCGGCCTTTGGGGCATCAACACAGGCTCTTTTTATGCCAATCAATTATAAGGTTCAGTCTATGTCAGGAAATGGGCAGTTGGAGATTGATGAACGAGTTAGCTTGTCAAGCTTCCCTTTATGCGCTTACAACATTGATACATACCGCGCCTATACTGCACAGCAAAATACATCCGCACCGAACAGCCTGTTCAACAGTTTCACGAAGGGTGCAATCAGTGGCGGAGCCGCAGGAGCGGGCGGAGGTATCCTCGGTGCAATCGGCGGCGCAATTATGGGTGGCATTAGTAATAGCATAGGAAAAGTAGTTGATTTATTAACTGTTAATACTGTACCTGTTGAAATGGGAACAAGAAATCAGGGAACACAGGAAAGTGATTTCCTGCTTGCCACAAAGCAGAAAGGTTTCAGAATCTATGAAAAATGTATTACGAAAGCATACGCGAAAGTAATTGATGATTATTTTTCAGCTTTTGGATATGCCGTAAGGCGAACTGCTACTCCCAACATGAATGCAAGGCCGCATTGGACGTATGTGAAAACTACGGACTGCATTGTAGAAGGAAATTTGCCGTCTGACGATGCAAGAAAAATCGAAAATATTTTCAACTCTGGTTGTAGGTTCTGGAAAAAACACACGGAAATTGGAAACTATGACCTTGATAATAGCCCGTCGTAAGGAGGTGATATTTTGAGCAAAAAGAAAAGTTACTTTAGTGACTCATTAAATCTTAATATGCGATCATACGGGCAGTATCTTTCTATTCTACGGCAGATTTCTATTAGTATGTTTGAGTGGAAGAACATACCTTCCACTATTGATAGTCGCTATATTGAACAGGCGTTATTTTATAATGCCGGGGCTGTTTATTTCAATGACGAAGTGGTTGGAAACCTTGCCCTAAATGTAGTATGTAACGGAAATTTTAACGTTTATGGCGAACCTGTGAGACGTGTAGCATATTCAAAATATAATAATTATCGCAAATCATTACATGATAACGACAGTGTTATTATATGGAATAACATGGACAGGACTCCGACTTTTCCGGTTATTGAATTATTTGCACAGAGACTTTATAATTTAGACAGAATCATTGATGTTAATGCCAATGCTCAAAAAACACCTGTTTTGTTAAAGTGCGATCAAAAGTTAAGACTAACACTACTGAACGCGTTTAAAGAGATGGACGGAAATAGTCCTGTAATCTTTGCTGACAATTCCTTTGATGAAAATTCTGTTATTTGTTTAAAAACAGACGCACCTTTTGTATGCGACAAAATTTATGATTTAAAAACAAACTTGTGGAACGAAGCTCTTACATACTTAGGTATTCCATCTGCAAACGTTATGAAAAAAGAACGTTTAATTAAAGATGAGGTTCTAAGAGGTCTTGGCGGAACGCTCGCTAATAGATATTCAAGATTATCTGAGCGACAACATGCGGTAGAAAAAATCAATACTATGTTCGGGACAAATATCGAGGTGACTATAAGAGATGAAATTGACGAACTCGGACAAGTAGACCTTGGTTTAGATGCTCCTACTTTAGGAGGTGAAGACAATGAGTAAGTACACAACAGAAGTAAGATATATTTGTGAGCAAAAAGCAGGACTACAGGAAAGCGTCGGATTCAATAATATCAATTCTGTACTTGACAAGTCTTGGGATAAAATCTTCACAACTAACTGGGAAATTTTCGATGAAAGCTATAGAAAGATTCTTTGTGAAAAAATCTTGAGATCTTATTATACACGAGAAATTTGTGCAGAAACCGTTGGTTTATGGCAGTTGTGGCTTGACGCTACTCTATGCGAAATTATGCCTACATACAACCAATTATACAAAACCACTGTTTATGAATTTAACCCCTTATACAATACAAATATAACAACAACCTTTACGAAAACGACAAGAGGAACCGATACTAAAAGCGGAAGCACAACTAATTCTAGTACTAATAATAAAACGGATGATTACGAAGAAACAAATGATCGAACAGTAACGGATTCTGGAAAAAACACTGTTAAGGAAACAAGTGAATATAACGCAGAAACAAGTAATAATAATAACTTTAACGAAACAAATAAATTTAACGATACCCCACAAGGAGGAATTGCTGGTATTGAATCAGACAAATATCTTACTGACATTCGTATGGTTTCAAGAACCGACACCGTAACTAATAGTGCCGATGAAAATGGAAAGAGTACTACAGAAGGAACTAACACAAATACTAACACAGATAAAGGGACAAAGACAAATAAGGGAACAACGGTGAATACGGGAAACTCCAGTGGAACAACAGCCGAACAAGGAACAAGTGAAACAACAGAAACGTGGACAGAAAATGTACTAGGAAAAAATAATAGTGAAAATTATGGACAACTTTTGATTGAGTTTAGGAAGTCTATTATCAATATTGATAAAATGATAATTGATGAATTAAATTCATTATTTATTCAGTTATGGTAGGAGGTTAATATATGGATAAAGTTTTATATCCATGCGGTGCAAAAATTTTACCGCTAACATATGATGATAGTCTTAGTTATTATGAGCAGGTATGTAAACTCACAACTAAAATGAATGAAATTGTCAACTTTATAAATACTAATGTAAACGAGGCACTTAAAGAATATATTGACGCACAGTTTAATAATTTAATTATTAATGCTATTTATGATGAAAGCGCAGAAACTATTACTCTCAAAAAAGACGTAAAGAGTTGAACTTATGCTTTTATATAATTAGAAAGGAGACAATATGAGCGATGTAAAAAAATTTAATGTTCTTGGGCAGATAGCTAATGTAAAAGATGTTATCTCAAGAGAAAATGCTCTTAAAGCATTAAATAAAATGTCAAATTTTGTAAATGTTGTTACTGATTGCGGAGCCGATAACACAGCGCAAACAGATTCAACAGAAGCAATAAAAAAAGCTTTTTCAATTCAAGATGTTTTTATTTATTTTCCAAAAGGAAATTATTTAATCAGCGAAACTATTAAAGTTAGATCTAATACCTATGTTTTCGGATATAGGGCGCTGATTGAAAGTACTACAAGTAATATGGTTTTCTTCATCAATGATTCTAACGGAACGTTAGGCGGGTATGAAGCAAATAATTTTATTACGTTTGATTCAATGCGATTCAGAAGTTTGAGAATAAATCAGACAATTATTAGCGTATGTCATTGTTCTGATATCAAAATTTGCGATTGCACTTTTGAAAGCAAAATTGCAAACAACGTAAAACAGGACTGGCATTTTCTTGAAATTATCAGTAGCAAACGAGTTTGGGTTAGTAATTGTGTATTCGACGCTCTTACTAGTTTTTCATATGAAATGATTCAGCTAGACGCGGCAACAAACTATGGTTCATATAACTGGTTCGGCCCTTATGATAATTCTCCATCGACGGAAATTACAATCGAAAACTGCAACTTTTCGCACCCCGAAAAAATTAACTACAACATTTTAAGCACAGAAGATTGCGCGATTGGCAATAGAAATTCAAACGAAAGTGCCCCTTTGTATCACGTTATTATTAACAACTGCCAGTTTAATAACATTAAAAATATTTTTCGATTTATAAACTTAAATTACAGTAATATTTCTAATAATATAGCAAATAACTGTATGAGTGGTTTTGCTTTTATCGCTAACCAGACGATAATCAATACACAAATTATCAATAACAGTTTTACAGGAAATAGAAATGATTTTGTTACTAATATTGATACGGCATACGGACGGGGAATATCAATAGGAATTGCAGAAGGAACTAGTTCTTCAAATAATACTATAACTGGAAATACAATAGATAATTTCGCATCATATGGAATTTTCGTTAATGGATTATATAGCAATATTTCCAATAATATTATTACTTCATGCGGATATACAGGATTATATACAGACTACGACTGTTATAAATGTTCAATTCATGATAATATTGTGTTAAATAATGCAATTATTGACCAAGAAAATTATGACATTTTTATTTATCATGGAGCTTCAAGTAAATTAATTACAGGTGGAGCTAATGATATTTATAACAATAAATGTAATAGTATTAGAGGGGAAATTAGTAACTTCGATAACACAGAAAAAAGCAGAGTATATAATAATGTATATAGTGAGATTACATATCCAACGAACTTTGAATATCTGAATATGTATGGAAATATTAAATATACAGGAAATAGCGGATATTATTACCAGACAGAGGTATTGAATAAAGACAATACAACAAATGGTTCATGGAATACAATTTCTGCATTTACTTGTGACCACACATGTTTCATGATTATTACTTTCATTGCAACAATCAATGCAAATTTTGAAGGTGCAGCAACAATAAGACTTAGAAGCGGAGTAAATACTATTCTCGCATATCAAACGTCAGAAAGTAGTAAACCGTCAACAACTGGCGGCCCTACAATGACAATTATTGCAAAAGTAAATGCAAATCAGCCTATTTACGGTGAGTTATTCTTTATCTATGGAGGAGGTGCGCCAACAATTAATGGAATTGCTACTTTAACAGCTATTGAATTGTCTGTACCTCTGGAAAAATCAAAAGTTACTAAAGCTCCTGCATTACACGAAAGTAATAATATTGTGCCACCTACACCGCTGGAAAATGCCGAAGTTAATTCTACAACTGTATTACCCAAAAATAATATTGAATTGCATACACCGCTGGAAAATGCCGAAGTTAATTCTACAACCGTATTACCCCGAAAATAATATCACAATTGATAAATAGAAAAGGAGGTCACCCTCCTTTTCTATTATGCAAATACATATATTATTAACATTAAAATTACAAATAAATCGAATATGAAACATGTAATCAAGAAATCTTTCATTGTTTAATCATCTCCTTATATTTACACTAGAATAATAATCTCAGAAGTGAATACCTTAAAGTAATCAACTTCCATTTTTAATATTTCTTGTGACTCTGACGATTCATAAAAAGCAATCCTTTTTTCCGCGAAACAAGTTCTTTTCCAGTTGCTTGTACTACTGTAATACACATTTTCTTATCGACGTTGCTGCATGCATATAATAAATCTTGCACTGTCATTTTTTATTTCCTCCTTTTATCATAACTTCGTCCTCCTTTAAAAAAGCTATATCTCTTGATGCTTTAAGTATACCACATGTGCACACCTTTTGTCAACTCTTTCTTTAAATGATCAATTCACCATTTATGTTAGCACTAAGAACCAACGATCCTGTTGACTAACATTTTACATTAACAATAACAATTTTTATTACCCACAAGAATCTCCGAAACATATTGCTAATAATTTTTGTTAACACCAAACACACATCACAGCTCGAACGTATGTTCTTGGGGAA